TATGCCCAGCTGTGCGTCGCCGGTGATTCCCGAGTCGACGAGCTGCGCCTCCTCGGAAACGGCGTCGTCCCCGCAGTCGCCGAGCGAGCCTTCGTGACCCTACTCGATGAACTGCGTGCCGACGCCTGAGATGGTCCGAGATGTGATGGCTGCGCTTGGGCGTCGCGGCGGACTCGCTCGCTCGGCGGCGAAAGCGCAGGCCGCGAAGCTCAACGGCAAGAAGGGCGGGAGGCCGCGGAAGAAGCGATGAGCGCCGAGCAACTACTAGCAGGCTTCCGCCTTCCGCGGCCGGATCGGTCTCCGATCTACGACTGGGCGCGGCGGCACGTGCAGCTGCCGGAATCCTACGCGACGCCGGGTCCGTTCAACGTGCGGCTCTCGCCGTGGCTCGTGCCGATCTTCGACGCACTCCAAAACCCGCTGGTTCGGCGCGTTCACTTTCGGAAAGCCGTGCAGATCGGCGGCACGCTGGTCGCCGACGTCTGGCTCCCTTGGATCATCGCGAACGATCCCGGCCCGATCAGCTGGACGATGCAGACGGACGAGATGGTCGAAAAGCACGCGAAGACGCGCCTCTGGCCGCTGCTGGAGCGCTGCCGGCCGGTCGCTGCGCTGCTGCCGAAGTCGGGGCCGCATCGGACGACGACTGAGATCTTCTTCGGCGGATTCTTTGTCACGCTGAACGCGGCGAACCTTTCGACCCAGCAGAGCCAGTCAATCCGCTACAAAATCAACGACGAGCTCTGGCTTCCGCGCTGGCAGGAGATTTACGGCCACGCGGTGGCGCGCGTCTCCAAGTTCGAGGAGGTCGGGCGCTCGAAGATTTACAACGCGAGCCAAGCGCCGGTGATGGACGCGGAGACGGGCAACGTTGAGGACACGAGCTTCCGCTCGGGCGATCAGGGCGAGTGGCACGCCGAGTGCCCAGGCTGCCGCAAAATCCTGCCGGTCGCGTTCGAGGTGCTGCACAAGGAGCAGCGAGGCGGCGTGATCTGGGACCGAGCGGCGCGACGCGATGATGAGACGTGGGACGTGGGGCGCGCGGTCGAGACGTGCCGTTTCCGATGCATCGCGTGCGGGCACGAGTCCGCGGACAGCGACGCCACCCGCGCCGGCTGGGCGAAGACTGGGCGCTTCGTGCCGATGAATCCTGCGGCGCCGCGGGAGGTGCGGTCCTTCCGGCTCGAGGCAATCGTGACGCGGCCGATGCGGCTCCTCGTCGAAGAGTTCCTGCAAGCCGAAAACCAGCTAGTCCGCACGGGCGACGAGCAGGCGAAGATTGAGTTTCGGACGAAGCGGCAAGCGCTGCCGTGGATTGTGGAGAAGAAGGCGGTGAACGTGCTGCTCAAGGACTCGGGCTACAAGTTGGCCGACTACGCGCAAGGCGAGTCGATCCCCGACGAGGCGATCCGCTTTATGGCGATCGACCGGCAGCAGGACCACTTCTGGGTCGAGGTTGGCGCGTTCAGCACGGCGCAAGGGCCGCGCTATCGCCAGCTATGGTTCGGGCGCATCGACACACGGGACCAGCTGCGCGCGCTCCAGGAGCGCTTTAAGGTCTCGAGTGCCTGCGTCGCGCAGGACCGCGGCTATCGGCCGGCGGACGTGGACCGCGACTGCGCTGAGTTCGGCTGGCGCTCGATGCGCGGCTACGGCCGGCGGACGTGGACGATGCGAGACGAGGCGACCGGGACGATGGTCAATTTCCCGTTCAGCGACCCGCAGGTGAGCGACTACCGCGGCGGCGACGTTTACTTCTACAATTGGAGCGGCGACTATTTCAAGGACACGCTCGCGACCGCGCTTGAGGGCAAGGGCGACTTGCGCTGGGAACTGCCGAGCGACGTTAACCCGCTCTACCTCGAGCACCTCAAGGGCGAGGCGAAGGTCGAGGTGCGGACGGGCGTCTGGGAATGGAGGGAGGTGAGGAGCAACGCGCCAAACCACGGCTTGGACACGAGCGCGATGCTGCTTTGTATGGCGACCATCGCGGGCATCATCCGCTTCACCCCGTCAAAGTCGTAGCATTACGTGGCGTCAAAAAACCTTTTGACGGCGGCCGCTCTTTTATGGCGGCAGACAATCCCTTTCTCGACATTGACGTTGCGACGCTGACAACGCTCAAGTCCAAGGTCTTGGACGCGATCCAGGCTTGTCTGCTCAACACGAGCTACAGCCTCAACGGCAAGAGCGTGACGCGCGCCGATCTTAACACGCTCAACAGGATGCTGGGCGACATCGTCTCGGCCATCGAGTACCAGAACGGCGACACGACCGACACGACGTTCGTCAGCTTCACGGGCAATTGATTATGCAGACCTTCGACGCCACCGCAGTCATCCGCAACCGGCCGTGGTTCGAGCGGGCGCTCGAGACCATCGCGCCGCAGGCCGCGCTGCGCCGGCTCCAGGCTCGCGTCGAGACCGCGCTGTTCTCCTACAACGCCGCGCAGACGAACCGGCTGTACGCGCCGATGCAGTACGGCCAACCGAGCGAGTCCTCGCAGACGGTGCGCGAGCGCGTGGTGATGATGTGGGAGGCGCGGAACTTGGTCGAGAATTGTCCCGAGGTTAAGGAGGTCTCGCGCAAATTCGGCAATTACCTCACGCCGACCGAATACTCGGCAACGACCGGAGACCGCGACTACAACGCCACAGTCAACGAGTGGTTCCACTCGTGGTGCAAGCAGGCCGACGCGACGGGCCGCAACTCGTTCCGAAAGCTCGTGCAGCTGGCCGCGGAGAACCGGCCGGTCGATGGCGACTGCGGCTTCGTCATCCGTCGCGTGGGCGACGGGCTGAAGCTCCAGCTGGTGCCGGCGACCCGCATCGGCAATCCAAACGAGATGGGGCTCGACTCGGAGAACTACTTCGAGGGCGTCATCACGAACGAGTTCGGCGTGCCGGTCGCGTATCGCATTTACCGCGTGACGCGCGAGGGCGTTTACTTCGGCGCGGAGGACGTTCCGGCCGGCAACTTCTGCCACTACTTCGATCCCTTCCGCGTCGACCAGTACCGCGGCGTCACCGACTTTCACGCGGCGATCCAGACGGCGCGGATGCTGCACGAGATCCTCCAGGCCGAGAAGGCCGGCGTGCGCTTCGCCTCGCAGCAGGCTGCGCTCGTCTTCACGGACCGCGGCACGGCCAACGCGCGCAACCTCTTCACGCCGACCCCGAGCGCGACGCTGCCCAGCGGCCAGCAGCAGAAAAACGAGCTTTCCGAGGTCGGGATGATTAAGTATCTCGGCCAGGCTGATCGCGTCGAGACGATGCCGGCGCGGCCGAGCACGGCGTTCACGGGCTTCATCGCGCATCTGATGCACGAGCTCTCGATCGCCGTCGGCATCCCGAAGGGCGTCCTCTTCGGCACGCAGGATTACGCCGGCCCGAGCGTGCGCGCGGAGTTCGCCGCGGCCGACCGCGTGTTCGCGCGGCACCAAGGCGTGCTCGTCGACAAGGTGCTAGATCCGGTCAAGAACGCGGTCATCCTCGACGCCATCGCCCGCGGCGAGATCCCGGCGCCTCCTGCTCGCGCTGGAGAAACGCCGGTGCAGGCGCTCAAGCGCGCGACCCGCGGCGAGTGGCGCTTCCCGCCTAAGCTCACCATCGACGTTGGTCGCGAGTCCGCGGCCAATATGAACGAGAACCGCCAAGGCGCGAAGTCTCTCCAAGAGATTGCGGCCGAGCAGGGCACCGATGCCTTTACGCGGCTCGAGCAGATCGCGGCTGAAGCCAGCTACGTGAGCGAGCTTGCGGAGCGCTACGGGATTCCCGAGACGGCGATCCGTATGGTCACGCAGCAGCTGCCGGCGAATCCCTCGATGGCCGCGGCGCTGGGCACGAACGTCACCGACGATGCGGTGGATGCGACGAACGCGACGATGAAATCCAGCGCCGCGCCCGAGGACGAAACGCCTGACCAACCTCCGACGCCGGCCGAGCTTGCGCGCTTCGCCGCGGTCGATCTCACGCCGACCGATGCGATGGCAGCGGAGGCCAAGCGCGGCCTTGAGTGGCGCGAGAAGTTCAACCGCGGCGGCACCGCAGTTGGCGTCGCTCGCGCGCGCGACATCTCGAACAAGTCCAACCTCTCTCCCGACACCGTGCGCCGGATGGTCTCGTATTTCGCGCGGCACGAGGTGGACAAGCAGGGCGCCGGCTTCTCTCCTGGCGAGGACGGCTATCCTTCCGCCGGCCGCATCGCGTGGGCGCTATGGGGCGGTGACGCCGGCGCCAGCTGGGCGCGTGCGAAATCCGAGGCGCTCAAACGCGAGGAACTGAATCGGCCGACAAACGTCGCCGATGCGCTAGAGGCT